AAGCATGTCAAAACATGTAAGTTTATCCTGTAATCTATTCTCATAAGATGAGATAAGATGATATTGCAGTCTCTATGTAAATAAATCCATTGTGAATTTAATTCATATAAGGTAGAAGTGGAGACTATGGTTGATATCGTAATATGAAACGGTCATTTTGCATGAACGTCATTAAGGAACTGGCATACCAATGTCTATTTAGTGACTATGATATTTAGAGTATCCCTCATATTACTTTACAATTATTCCTTTTAGCATATCATCCGACAATAAATTATAAAAGAAGAAATATTACTCATTAAAAATGAATTTCTTTACTTCATCTAATTTAAAAAAGTCAAGAACTATAAAACAATGAATTTCTCTTAGAGAATTTCGTAGTTATATAGTTATTACTTATTGATTACTTGGAATTAAGGATATTTCAAAATCATTGATCCAGTTTGGTGATCGAATTCAGATTTTAATTAATAAATCTGGTTTTAATTTCGCACATCTTTATCTTAAAGAATGTATGAGATTAACTATTCGAGTACTAGCTGGACAACCTGATAAGTGTATGAAGATACATGTAAAGGTTGATGTGAATGGGTTACCAAAGATTTTGCCCTATAATCTTCGTAAGATATTGCTCCTTAAAGGAGGAAATCTACAAAGCTATAGGAGAAAATTAATTGGTATCTTAACTTTGCTTAGTATATTTAGAGTATTTCCTACATCTCCTAAAGTCAAGATGAATACTATTACAGACGAATTCAAAGGTTCTATTCGAACTTTTGATAAGTCTATAGTAATATCTGCTTTAAAAGATATGGGATTTAACCGTAAATCATTAACGGGCCGGTACAACACATCCTTAATAGGAGGTGAAGCCGCTGGTCCGAATAGTAAAAAGTCAGCATGAGGTTCATTAATAGATGCTTTAGCATTTATTCATAATCCTCGACCAATATTTGAATTTTGTTTACGAACAAAATCGTATTGAGTTATATGTTGATTATTTACTATACTTATGATTTGTGGACCTCTTTATTATATTATTATACTTTTAAACAAAAGAAAAGCCATCCTAGGAAGGCTTTCAGTTGTTTTTGATCAAGCGGGAAAAGCTAGAGTAGTTGCTATAACAAACTATTGAATACAAATGTGTTTATTTCCATTACATAAGAAATTATTTTCATTATTGAAAAGAATTGATATGGATGGAACTTTTGATCAAGAGAAACCTTTAAAAAGGTTAATCTTTCTTCATAAGATGAACTCCTTAATGGGTTCAGATAAACAATTGTATCATTGTTTTGATTTATCAGCAGCTACAGATAGACTTCCTCTACAAATACAAATTGATATTTTGAATCAACTTGGATTTTGTGGAAATGCTTGAGCAAAATTACTGAATATTGATTGGGAGTACAAGACTAAATCTTTTAGATATAGTGTTGGACAACCAATGGGTGCCTATTCATCGTGAGCTATGCTCGCCATTACTCATCATACTATCGTTAAAATATCTGCTTTACAAGTAGGTATAAGTGACTTT